TAGTGTTGTACGTGCAACAAGAGATAGAATATATTTGCAAAGTGTGGTTGCAACAAGAACACAAAGTGCTAAATACGCTGATAGTTATAATCAAGGAACGTATTGTTATGATGATTGTTTTTTTTATCGTGCAAATACACAAGATGGTGATTGTGGTTCTATTTTGATTAATTTAAGTAAAGCTGCTCAAAAAGAAAAAATTATGGGTTTACACGTAGCTGGCTCAACAAGCACATTTCAAGGATTTTCGACAACAGTAACTTATGAAGATCTTATTGAAATGTTTGGCACGGAAAATGATTATTGCACATTACCAGGTGATTTTCAATTTACAACTCAAAGTGTATTAGATGATAATTTTATAATTTTGGAAGACGTTGAAAAAACGCCATCTGGTCCTATAAAGTCTGAATATATTAAAACCCCATTACATAATGCTTGGGGTATAACCCCCAAAACTTTATCTCTTTTACATCCTATTAAAAATAAAGATGGAGTAATTATCGACCCTATGTTAAATGGTTTATTGCAATATGGAAAACCAGATATACATTTCAATTATCCTGTTATGAAGTTATCAGTTGCAGCATTAAGTGTTTATTTAAATAAATCATTAATAAATGTGGACAAACGACTTATGACGCGAGAAGAGATATATAAGGGTATTCCTGGAGATGATAGTTTTAGTGCAATGAATAGACAATCGTCTATGGGTTATCCTTACAATTTAGAACGTAAAAATGGTTGTAAGGGTAAAGAATATGTCTTTGGTAAAGCAGAAGAATATGATTTAGATAATCCTCGTCTATTAGAATTAGACAAAATTATTGAGGAAAAAGAACAACAAATCATATCTGGTATTCGTCCTGAATTCATTTTTTGTGATAATTTAAAAGATGAAAAAAGGAAAAAAGAAAAGGTAAAACTTGGACTTACAAGATTATTTGGATCTGCAAATATAGAATTAGTGTATTTAGTAAGAAAGTATTTTGGTGCTTTCAGTAGATGGTTTATCAAAAATAAAATGCACAATGGTTCTGCTATAGGTATGAATCCATACTCTAATGAATGGAATATTTTGGTAAAGTTATTAAATGAAAAGGCAGGTTGTGCTAAAGAGAAAGCATTTGGTGCTGGTGATTACAAAGGATTTGATATGTCAGAACGATCTACTATATTATGGTATATTTTAGATTTGATAGATAGTTGGTATGACGATGAACATCGCCTTGTGCGTGAACGATTATGGTATGAATTAGTTAATTCAATTCATTTAGCCAAAGGACAAAAAATGATGTGGTTAAATTCTTTGCCTTCTGGACATCCATTGACTTCAATAGTAAATTGTTTATATAATAATATAGCGTTTAGATATTGTTGGGGTAGGATATTTGAATGTAAAAATATAAGACAAATGTTGTTATTTGA